GTACCATCAAAAGAGAAGAAACCATTATTACCCATCCAGTAAGCAACACCATCAATTTCAATTGCTGCATTCTTGCCAATCAATCCACAGTTAGTACCAACCTGTTCAAATCCAAATGTAAATGGAGCACCTACAAATTTCATTGTATACAATGCATTATCTGTCCATACTAGAATATTTTCTTTTGCAACAAGTGCGCCCATAATTTTTGTCCCATCTTGAAGTCTTTGTGAACCGGCTGTGTTAGTTGCTTCAACGGTGTATTCATTAATACTTTCATCCGCAGAAAATCTTATAAACATATCATCTTGAGTATTTGCATCACCAATAGTGGTTTCTGTTCCTAAATGAATTAAGTGACGTGTTGTAGGTGAAATTAAAGTTACTCTTGTTGCTGTTGGATTATTAGTAGTTAAATAACTTGAAGTGTTTGTAGAAGCACGTGTTGTTAATCGTGCAGCAATGTCAGAGTTCCATGTAAATGTTTTACCGTTCGCAATTGTTGCAACTAATACATCACCAAAATTACTTAAAGACCATAGACCTGGTTCTAGTGTAACTGATGAAGCTTCAACCGCGCTTCCCCATCCATTATAATTAGTAGCGTTTGTAACTACAGCACCATCACTATGGACTTGACCATTTGATGTACCCGCTGTCGCCGTTCCAAATGCACCTCTAGTTATACCTGTTAACTCAACACCTGCAACTCCAGTGTATGTTATTAATTCATTATCAACTAAAATAGTTCCTGATGTTGGAAATCCTGTTGTTGATGTTAATCTAATTTGTGTAGCAGAACCATTGTTACCAGCTGTGTCCGCGGCCAGCGCTCCGTCTAAATCGTTTTGTAAAGCACCTGTGATTGTACCACCATAATTTCCAATACCAAAACCATATCCATATGTCTGCGCGGCAGGACCCACTGGTTCGTATGCTTGATAACTTAAACTTCCACTAAACCCTACATTACCTGATGCATTACTAGTTTGATTAAGAGTAAATTGTGTAGGAGTTGGAACAGTTATAACTTGAAATTTTTTAGATAAAAAATCTGTATCACTATATCCAGTACCACCAGGAAAACTACTAAAACTATCTGCAAATACAATTATATCACCTACAGATAAACCATGTGCAGATGAAGTTTGAAATTGTACACTATTAGATCCAGACACTGTTTTTATTTGTACACCAGTGACTGCAGTTTGTAGTGGACTTATGTCAAATAATTGACCTTCAAAATATATAAGTAAAAATTTATCTGTACCAATTGCAACGTATCTATTACCTTCTTTATCTACAAAGGCGTGTTGTTTTCTAGCAACACCAACAATAGTATCTGTTAAAAGAGATTGCCAACCTCCAACTTTTTCTGGAAGTCCGTATCTAAATCTGACGTTATCTGAATCTACCCAACGGCCTTCTGCTCCAACCGAAGTATCTTGTTTGTCAATACCAGGAGCAAACTTAATTTTAGTAAGCATGCTTTACTCCTATGTATTATTAAATTTTTGAATCCAACCAACTGTTGCATTTACATACACTAACATAGTCGATTGATTATTAGTTTGTAAATCTAAATTAGATGTGGCTGCATTTATTTTATGACCATTTCTTGCTATCTCTACTTTGTTTGATGCAAAATAATTTCCACCATCCATTATAGTTATTTCATCACCAATAGTAGCAGCACTAGGAAGTGTAATTGTAATTGGGTTTGTGTTTGTAATAGCAATTATTTGATCGTTTGGAACGGCAGTGTAAGTAGTAATTGCTGAAGAGTTAATAGTATAGAATCCTTTTTTTACTAATCCTGCAACTGTATCTGTTGCATTAGATTGATATAAAACCGTAGAGCCCGGTGCGTGTGGAACTGGATTAGATGATCCAGCTGTTTTAACATTAATTGTATATTTAGTATTAGTTCTGTTTGTTGCGTCTTGTACTACAAAGACTCTAGTTGCTGCACCACCTGTTGTTGAAGCAGGCATAATTAAACTAATATTAGCAGTCATAGTACCTGTCATTCGAATGTATAAGTTTTTACCATTCGCGCTTGACGATCCGTCTGATAAATCTAAAGTTACATCTGATCCAGATGTCATAGCAACATCTACAACTCCTGAAGAAGATGCTTGTAAAATTTGTAAGTTAGTATTTTGAATTGTTCCCCATAGACCGGCTTTTTCACCTGTTGCTACGAGTTCTAATGATAAGTCTGTTGAATAAGTTGATGCCATATTAATAAGGTTTTATTGGTGTCCATACCATGTTTGCTCCTGGTATGATTTCATTCCACGTAATTACTCCTCCATGATTAGTTGTTAATGTTAAAGGAAATTTAAGACCTGTAACATTAGCTGTACCTGTTATTGTAACAGACCCTGTTTTAATAGTCAATGCGTTTCCAGAAGTAACAACTTTTGCTGTTCCAGAAACTGTGACATCTCCTGTGCCTAAAACTATAGGGAATTTTAATCCTGTAACATTGGCTGTTCCAGCAATAGTAACTGTTCCTATACCTAATGTTAATGGAGTAGGGTTAGGAATTTCTACAATCCCTGTCGCTGCAATACCAATTGGACCAATAGTTGCAGTTAAAGCATTTTTTTGAGCTACAACTGTAACATTACCAGCTGTTGATAATGCTGATATAGCTGTTTCGGCGAATGAAGCGTGTCCGAAGAGCATGGTCTACGCTCCTGTCAGTGCTTTTATCTCGGCGTCGTTTAATCCTAGATCTTTGAGTTTTTGTTTACCTGAAGATTTATCTGTTTCTGTTTGAGTAGCTTCTTCTTCAGCAGTAGGTAACTCTGCCATTTTAGCTTCTATGTCAGCTTTAGAAATAGGTGTTGTTCCATTGTGCCATTGAATTTTATTAATATCATCACCACTAACAGATACTTCTGCCTTAGGATTTATTTTTAATATTGCGTTTATAACTCTATACATAATTTTATCCTGCTATTTCGTATGCTGTTAATGTTCCTGTATCCCCACCATGATTATATACCATTATAGTTCCATCAGCTGATTTACCTTGCATTTTATATGTAATCTGACTTGTTGTGCTGGGTTCATCTAGTTTTGAAATTGAAGCAGATGTAACAATTCCAACACTTCCTAAAGTTCCTATAGAAGTAGAATCTGCAATTTGTGTAGAATCTCTCAACATTTGTAAATCTAATCTATTACCACTACTACCATTTGTTTCATTATTACCAGTATAAATTACATAAATTTTATTAGATGTTGATGATGGTGTTATGTTTAATGACAAATTAATATCAATAAAAGATGTTGATGTTGAAGCTACAGCACTTGAGGTAGTTCCACTAACAACTTGCAAAACGTTTCCTGTAACTGCAGTTCTTCCCGATCCACCATTAGCCGCGGGCAATGTTCCTGTAACGTTGCTTGCAAGGTTTAACGAAGTTCCATATGCGTTTGTGTTTAATCTTGTTAATGCCATTATTCTTTATTTCCTAACATATCATTCCACACAGCTTTAATTTCATCAGTTGTTGTGGCTGTATCAACTTGTTCTGGTAAATCTCTTAAAGTTTGTTTGTCTGCAACAATAGAAGTGGTGTCATTACCAGTTTCATTTGCTTTCATGTAATCTACATCTAATTTTTCTAAAGCTAATTTTCTTGAAACTCTAATTTTATCTTTCCAAATATCTTTAGCTTTATTTATATCTATAGTAATTGCCATTTTTAATTACCTTCCTCCGAACCTACTCCGTCTGTAAGTTCTGCATCATTTATTGTCCAAGCATTTCTAAAAGTTCTGTCAGATGATATTTCAGATATGTCGACTATTTTAAATTTTAAACCAGTTGGTACATCTCTTTTTGCAAGATTTTCTATTCCACCTAAAGCATCAATACCTTCTTGAGTTGGTGTGAGAACACTTACTCCACCATCTAATCTTTTATATATTATTTTTTTATCCATAATTTTTTACCTTATTACACAACCAAAAACTTCTGATCTATCAATAATCGTTCCATCTAAGTCTCCAACAGCAACACCAAAACCATTGACAGTTCTATTTTCAATACCAAATCCAACTCCTGAATTTGAACCTGTTGGTGCTCCTCCACCTTTTACTGAATTTGCAAAATGAGCATAATTTGCATCAACTAATGCAGTTGTAAAATTAATTGCATAATCTCCAGTTCCATTATCTCCTAAAGATGCTACATTTCCAGAGCCAGTTATAGATATTGTTCCTGTTCCATTAAATTTAACCCAAGCTCTAACACCATAAGCAGTTGCAGCGGAGCCATAACCAGAATTGAATTTTAGTAGTTGAGCCATTGATACATTTTCAGAACTATCAATAGTTATTGCTGTTGCGTCAGCACTTGATGTTATTCCAGCTACTCCAACTCCAG